TACCAGTTCCGATTGTCAAAGATGTCGTGCTGGTTGTGGCATAAATCGCACCAGACGCGCCAGTAGGGCCAGTCGGGCCGGTTGGACCAGTAGGTCCGGTGGGACCAAGCTGGGTATACATCACCTGCGCGATGTTAATAACCGCACTCGGCGAGGCAGGACGAGTCGGACTCGTCAGCGCACCTTGGTAGGCCAGACTTGTATTGATATTTGTTGAAGCCCAATAAACCTGAAGCGTATCGCTAGCAGCAACGTCCAAAAGCCATGTGCAAACGGACATCTGAACGGTGCCAGCACCGCCAAGGAGCTGGAAGTCTTGCGCGGAATTGGCGACATTTGTGCCGTTCTGCGACAGCCAAACCGTGATAACAGGGTTCGTGCCAGTAGAAGCACTAAACGCCAACTCAGTAACAATTTGATACTTGCCAGCGTTGGTGAAGGTAATCGTGCCGCTTGACTGCGTGATGCCGCTGTTGCGGATCGTCGTATCAAGAGCGACAAGATTGGCGCTGGTCGTGCCAGCATTAGCTTGATTAGCAGTGCTGGCAAACAAGCCATAGTAGCCAAGCGCACCGCCTGCACCCGTCGCGCCAGTCGGGCCAGTTGGCCCAGTAGGTCCAGTAGTGCCAGAAGTCCCCGTAGGGCCAGTTGGACCCGCTGACCCGCTAATGCCTGTTGGCCCAGTCGGACCCGTAGGGCCAGTAATGCCCGTGCTACCAGTTGGACCAGTCGGCCCGGTCGGACCCGCAAGCCCCGTAGATCCGGTCGGTCCGGTTGGGCCGGTGCCTGTTGGACCCGTTGGACCAGCCGATCCTGTAGAGCCTGTAGGACCGATTGGGCCGGTGGGGCCAGTTCCAGTCGGGCCTGTTGGACCTGATGAACCTGAGCTTCCAGTTGGGCCTGTTGGCCCCGCGCCAGTCGGGCCAGTAGGGCCAGCAACAGTTGAAGGCGCACCCGTTGGACCCGTAGGGCCAGAGCCAGTAGGTCCGGTTGGACCGGGAACTGTAGAAGCCGCACCCGTGGCACCGGTCGGACCAGTTGGGCCAGTCGGGCCAATCGAACCTGTGGGGCCGGTAGGACCAGAAATACCTTGCGGGCCAGTCGGGCCAACACCTTTCAGGTTTGCAATAGCTTGGGTAGTCGAGCGTCGCGATACGCCATTTTGAACGAGTTCAACTTCTTCCGAGCCGCTCAGAGAAGTCGCAACAGGGAGGCCGGGAATCTGAATGTTGGACATTTAAGGCCCCTAATTCCTCAACTGTTAGACCCGTTTAATGGACCGCTCTTTGGAACTTCATTGAAGTTATACGGCAATCCGGGGTCGTTGTCACCGGGAGCATTCGGGTCAGTTCCGGGCTGCTGATTAAGACTTCCGGGCGCTTCGCCAGTCATCTGGGTAACGCGCTGATCTTCTGTCGGCTGGTTATCGAGGGTTGTGACGCGAGTATCACCACCAATGATTGGGATGTCAGTGACTGGATCGACCGTATTCTGACCAGACGTAAACCTTGTGCTGGTTTCAGCCGTGACAAAATCCTGCAACCTTGGATTGAGAATTGGCACGGGATCAGCAGGAACAACAATCGCGCGAAGTTGCTGTTGCGGTTCGTCATAGCACGTATTGCAAACCAAAATACGTTTATTGATCAGCGATGCTCCGGCCCAATCATACTGCCAACTGAGCTGATAATGGTTGTAAACAAACCCGCAACGGTCACAAATGGCTGCTGCGCGAGGGTTTCTCGCGTCAACTCTAGCTCTACCTTGTTTAGAAGCATACCCCATGGTTGCTCCTACCTGTAATAGCCAGAGATCATTGGTGAGATATACTGCTGGGCCTGCTCAACATTCTGATCTGCCGCGATCTGATACGCCTCATCTGCAAGAGGTTTAAGCATCGCAACGGCAGCAGGATTCCAGATCGTAGCAAGACGCTGAGCAAGTCCATACGCGAAAGCTTCCAACCAAAGATAAGGTATTTCAACGGTTTGGCCGCCCTGAAGGTTCGAATCCTGTATTTGACGGACGCGATAATACTTCAGGGTTGTCGGGCCTTGTGCCGTATCAGGGACGGGCCAGATAGTGACCGTTGGGCCTGTAGATCCGGTCGAGCGATCTGAACTGATGAGCCTGTCAAACCAATAAACCGTTGGGAATCCCTGCTGTTCCTTATTTGGATAGCTAGCATATTCAGAACGGCTGATCGGAAGAATGATGCGATCCGTGTTCGCTCCAGACTGCGCAGTTTGGATATACGCATCCAAAATCATGACCGTATTGGCTTCGACCGGGTAAACACTTTGGCCCGTCACTAAAGTCGTCGTGACAAGATCAACAGCCCAGAGGTTTACACCCTGATTTGACCAACGCGAGCATAGCAAATTGCAAGCCATACGCGCCGATTCCATATGCTCCTGAAGCAGAGACGTGCCACGAATGCCCACAAGATTGTAGGCATAGATGGTAAGCTCGCCGAGCGACGGATTGAACGCATATGTGTTGCTAGTCGTCATTAGACAGGTCCAGCCTGAATGATCGTGGCAGTGACAGTTCCAGTGCTAGCGGTAATGTTGATCGACAGAGCCTTGCAGGGGATCGTAAACGACCCGCCAGTAGAGGCGCTAACGCCACTAAAGCCCGTAGCAACGTACCAAGTCGCGCCAGCCGCCGTATAGCCATCAGCCATAGGATCATCGAACGAGTATTCGATGTTGAACGTGGCAGTACCCGTCAACTTCGCACCAATGCCGATGTTGAAAGGAGCCTGAAAATCATCGACAGCGCAAACCGCGCTGCGGCCCGTGCCAGTCTGGGTGATCGTCGTGAGTTTCATGATTTTTTCCCTTTTGAGCGTGCCGCTGCGATATTATCGACAGCGTTCGGGTAGGGGCGTCCAGCGGCGCGAGCATGTGCCTTCGCTGATTGAAGTTGCTTACGGCTTAGATGCTTGTGAGTAGCATCTTTTGGCGCGGACTTTTCCCAAAAAGGCTTATCCATTAGTGTGCCTCCACGTATAGGTCTAAACCACTATGGGCCTTAACGTACTCCGCTGCCTCAGGATCGTCCCGAGATGCCAGAAGATAGATTCTAGCATACTCTAAAAAGTCAGGATTGTCTCGGAATAAACCCAAGCCCTTATTGCAGAGATTGCACAGAATGCCGCGTATTTTGTTGGTTTTGTGGTCATGATCGACGACAAGATCGGCTTCATCTCCGCATATTGTGCAGCAGATAGTTGTAGAAATCATACTTTTGAGCGTCGCATCATCAATCATATCACGATATTGGCCGCGACGAATTTCACTCCTGTACGAACTTCTACATTCTCTGCACCAACTATCTAAGCCATTCCGCTTCTTGTTATGAAGCGGAAAAAACTCAGGCGTCTCTGGTTTTGACTGTTTGCACTTGGTGCAGATCAGCATTTAACATTCCACTTCTTCAGGGCAAGATTGATCCGACTATTTGGATCATGCGCCGTCTTTGCGGAAGTCAGTTTTTCCTTCATCCCGCACATTCTTGCCCTAAAACTATCTTTACGCGAGCCACCTTCTGGCTGTGGGCGCTTAATATCATGGCCCTCAGCGCGAAGTGAGGCGCGGTCCTTTTCATTCAGACCACCAGACGGATTCTTGCCTTCCTTGCGGGTCCAAGCACCTGACATGGCAAACTCCTATGAAAACGGGGGCGCAATGGCCCCCGTTAACAACCAATCTTAGGGTGGGAGGCCCCCTAGATTAGTCGAGGCTTCCGCTGACATTGCGACCCTTGGCAGGGGTGCCAGCAGCAGCGGACGACAGCGGATTCATGTTCGAACCCGTGCGGCCACCGGACTTGCGGGGTTTGCGGCCAGCATGATGCTTGGCAGCTTCACCATGAACCTTACCGCCATGCTTGCGGCCCTTCGCCTCTTTCTCGACGTTGGACTGATAAGTATAGCTAAGGCTCTTCTGCTTGGCGTCTTCCGCCATTTCGTTCACTCCACCGGAAGCGCGGTGCTTACGGCCATGGTGAGCGGCTTTATGACCCTTCATGTGTCACTCTCCTAAATTAGGTGTATTGGCCGTTGGTGAAGCCGTTGATGCCCTGAAGGTACGTAACCGTAAGGACAGCAACGCCAGCAGTTCCAGAGCTGGATTTGACCCAAATCTGAACGTCCTGAGTGGAGCTGGTGTTGTTCCAAGCAGCAATCAGGCTGGTCACAGGAACACGATACTGTCCCTGCACCAGATTAGCCGCAGTCAGGCCACTAGCAAGCTCGTTAGATGTGGCAGACGTGCCAATGCTAAGAGTGGTGGTAGCCGCCCAACCGGTGGTTACGTTCACATAGATGTCAAGGATCTGGCTCTGGGCCGGGATCACAATGGACGTAGCAGCCGCAGTGCTGGACTGAGTAATGGCGGCAGACTGCGCCATCTGAACAAATCCAACATTCTGCGTACCGCTGCTTCCACCGACTCCGGCAAGAGCGCCGGAGCCGTCAGAGTTGAGGACATTGCCCGCGAGAACCGGACCAGTGAAGACTGTAGATGACATTTTAAGTCTCCTCTGGTCAGATTACGACGTCGGGAACGAACCGTAGATGGAGCGCCAGTTATAGTAACCGAAGCTGTAACGTTCGTAACCCTTCACAAGAAGATTGTCAGTTACAAAGTCGACCTGCATATCGGTTTCGAACTTCACTCGCTCCATATACGACAGGCCGTCGATGTTGGTCAGCAGGAACCAAGCATAGGCGGAGGTCAAGAAGTCGTTGACCATATAAGACTCAGGCAGGCCACCCGCCGTCATCATAATGGCATTGACATCATTGTCCGCCGTGCCGGGACGCAGTTCAGTCTTGGTAAGACGAATAGCAACCGGTTCAAGCTGCGGAGGAACGATGAGCTTGCGAGCGCGAGCAAACACCTTCAGGCCAGCCTGATCCTTGAAGTTCGTGCGGACAGCAATCATGCTGTTGAGCAGCGTAGCTTCGTTAAGGTCAACCTGCGTCGAAGGCTGGTTAGCAACCGTGCCGCCGTCAATCGGGTGAGACGAAGAGCAAAGCGCCTGACCGTCGCCACCAACAGCACCATTGTAGGTCTGCGCGGTGTTGAGGATGTTAGCGCCGTAGATTTCCTTCGTCTGCTGGAACGACTCAATAAGGCCAAGGTTCGACGGAGCGAACTGGGTCTTATAGAGGTTGTCATCAATCGCCTTGCGGGTAATCGCATACCCAAGGGCGATTTCGACGTGTTCCTGATTGTAGACGTAACGCTCACCAGCGTTGTTGTCGAACGCAGTCTGACCACCTTCGGTCTTGAGCTGCGCGAGACCAAGGAAGCGCATCTCAGCGGTGCGTTCCAGAGCCATCTTCGACTCATGCTTGGTGAAGATCTTGTCGTACTGAGATGGGATCATCTCGTACTTGCCTTCCACGCCACGGAGACCGGGGAGCAGAAGGTCTTTAATAGCCGAAAGATTAACAGCCATTGGTCCTTACTCCTATTAGATGCCGGTCAGCGACTTGGTGGCCACGTTGTTAAACGCGACGATCAAGCTGTTGTAGGCGGTGGTGGTATCGTAGCCGTTCTGACCAGCCAGAGGGTCAGTACCCTGAGGCGAGTAACCGCAAAGGTTCACGATACGGAAGGGAAGGGTGGTGGTGTCACCAATCGTGCTGTAGTCAGCATAATAGGTGGAAAGACCGTTGGCCGTGTTGCCATTGGTGCCACCGACGCCGAAGCCGATGTTGCGACCAATCGAAGCAAATGTCACTGGGCCACCGTTGCCAGACTGCACAATGAACTGCGCATTCGGGTCATTGATGACATAGGCAGTCACGGTGTTGCCAGAAGCAACGTCCGAACCGGGCCAGTAGTTCGACCACACGGTACGCTTCTGAGCAACCGAGAGATACTGGCAACCAACGAAGATGCCAGCGATCTGAACGGAGTTCGAAGACGCCTGCGTGATGTAGCCGGTGCTAAGTTGGACAACAGGATCGCCGTAGAAGACAGGAGTCGTGTTGTTATACGCAATGTAAGCGACGGTCTGCTCATAAGTAGGCGCAGAACCAGTGCCGCTCCACTGACGGAACCCAAATGGGGCCGAGGTATTTGCCATGGGAGGCTCCTCTAGGGAGCAATTTACTAACTCCACGCCGGGGGAGCCGTAAATCAATTCAAAGGTGAACTTGCCACACCGGGGGCAAGTAGCTGATGACAGCCTTGCCAAAAAATTACAGACTTAAATGTCAAATGTAAAGAGGGCTGACATTTGCCAGCCCCCTTAAATCGCCAAAAATTGCCGCGAATTACTCGTTCGGGACAGAAATTGGCGAATATCCCTTCTTAATTGACGGGCGATCACGCTCAAAATGCCCCTCAGGAGCCGAAGTAAGCTGGGCTTCCTTAGCCCGAACCTGATCACGGGCCTTTTTGCGGTCAATATTGCGGATTTCCTCAGAAATCGTGGCAGGACGCATCATCAAGGTCATGCCCTTGCGCTCAATAACCGGATGATTGCCACGTCCGGGCATTTCTTCCGGGTGACGAGAGGTCGGGACAGGCTCCCAGCCCATACGCGCCAGTTGGACCTGATAAGCCGGGTCTTCCTGCCCAAGGACAACCTTGCGCTTCCACTCATATTCCCAGCCCTCCGGCGCAGGAGGAGCGCGGAACTCGTCCGTTCCCTCGTCCAAATCGCCAAGATGGCCGCGAATTTCCGCCGCACGACGGGCCGCAGCAGCACGAGGATCTTCCTCCCGCATGGATGGGCGCATGGACGGACGCTCAATTGGGGAAGAAAGCGTAAGGTTTTCAACAGCTTCGCCAATAGCTTCGGCGCTTGGGGCGGGCTTCACGGGGCGCGGAGGACGACCGCGACGCTTCGGTGCTTCACTCATCATATTTCTCCTTAATTCCGATTACGATCTTGCATCATCAGGCGATAATACTCTTGGGGGCTAAGGCCGCTGATTTTGGCAGCCTCAACCTGCTCAGCCGTCAAACGAATGACACCGGGACGATTCGGGGTGTCAACCGGCTGACGGGAAACCGGAGCAGCCGGAGGAGACTGCCGGTTCTTGCTGGGCTTAGACGCGCTGGACATGTATTCATTCCCTTCATAGCTGTCCCTGTTGTCCTTCTTTTTGCCAATGCCAAGACGGTCTTCGACAAAACGGAAGTACTGGTCAGACTCAGGGATGATGCCAAAATCAATGGCGTCTTCATGGGCGCGAGCCATAATGCGAATGCTGCGAGAATCCGGCAAATGCTTGCGGTTTTCCTTCAGCCATTCAGCAGAACGGGGCGTTACGCGAGCAATAATGTCGTCAACAGACGGGCCGTCCTGACGCGGTTGTTGAACTGGAGGCGGAGGCGGAGCATTCCGAAGATCGTTATAGCCACGCTCAAGTTCAATCATTTTGTTGGCATTGACAGCCAAGGTCTTCTGAATTTCAGCAGCCTTGTCAAAATCGCCAACTTCCATGGCTTGCTTGAGATGGGCTGTCAGGATCTCGTCATCCCGTTTCAGCGTCTCAATAGCCCCGCCAACAAGGTGGATACGGCTGTCTTGGGCGTCCATGGAAGCGTTACGGGCAAATTCAGCCGCCTGACGAGCTTGCATTTCAGCAGTCTGACGAGCCTCCTTTTCCTTCTCAAGTTTCTTATTAAGCTTCTTGAGAGCCTTTTCGACATCCTTTGGACCCTTTTTCTCCTTCTTACCTTCAGCCTGAACCTCGCCTACTTCAGCGGGGTCTTCAACAATCTCGACTGCTGGCTCGTCTTTCTTTTCTTCGACTTTCGTAGGAGCTGCGTCGTCAAGGACGAACTCCATTTGATTTTCAGTCTCTGCCATTTTGCTCTCCATCACCACACACGATCAGGCTGATCGACACGTCCTTTGACATTGATGTCGTCAATCATCCTACAAAGCTGGCCATTGACAGTGATGCTCCAGCCGTCAGACGGACGAAACACAATCCAATCGCCTTCCTTGATCTTCACGCCATTGAACCACTCGCCAGTGTCATCCTGAAAAGCGGAACTTCCCATCTTCAGAACAAGACCAACCTTGGACTGAAACTTATCTTCATCAGTCGTTTGCTGAGTCAGATAAATGCCGCTCTTGGTCTTGGTTGGGCGCACATAAACAGCCACAAGTAGCTGATTATTAAAGACTTCTACATTTGAGATGTCTCCAGCCTGCTGCTTCAGCCCTGCCGCAGGATCGTTTTCATGCTCCATAGTCATAAAAGGCATAGTAGTCCCCCTTTTTCACTCTTTGCCGTTCACAACGGCTTCCGCATCATCACAAAGCTCCATAGCTCTGCGAAGCCCTTTGATTATTCCTATATGGTAACGGTAAGACGCATAGTCACTAACCAGTTCATATTCCGAAGTAATTTGCGTCGTGATTCTGTCGATTTCTTCTTTCAGAAGTTTTGCCAACTCATATTGATAGTACGTCTGATACGTTGTAGCCGCCATAACCGCCCCCTTTGCGGTCCCCCTTCATTGTAAATGGGCGGAGATGTAAAGGGGGTTACACCCCCGCCCTAACTTGTAGCCAGACCGAACCAGCTACAAATTATTTCTTGTGCTTTTGGATCTCAGCCTTTTCCAGACGACCCTCGCCGCTGCCAGCTCCAGCATCCATGTCCTTGTAAGACCGATAGGTGCGACCGCCAGCCTTACGCGCCATGGGACGCATACCGGGCGGAGGAGCAGGCATCCCCGGAGGCATACCAGCCGACATGCCCGGAGGAACCGCAGGCGGCATCCCCGGAGGCAGTCCACCAATTGGCATTGGAGCGCCACCAGCAGGACCACCCATGCCCGGAGGCTTGATAGGACCACCAAGAGGACCGCCCAAGTCGCCCATACCACCCATACCAGTCATGGCATCAGGTTTGTGAGCCGCGATGTTGATGTGGATGTTGGTCTTGCCCTTGGAGCGACCGCCAGCAGCATGGGCCTTGCGACCACCAACAGCGCCGGGAACCTTGCCGGGATAGCCGGGGCCAGAGAAGACACCGCCGCCTTCTTTACGAGCCGTACGCTCGCCTCCATGCTTTTTACCGGTGCGGGCTTCTGGCTTTACCATCTTCTTGATCAGCGCCTTGTCAGCCGCTTCATCAGGATGGCCCTCAACCTTGCCGCCCTTTTTGTAGGGGCTGCCGGGAGCGCCAACGCCAAAGTTCAAAGCGTTCTTTGACACGTTTGGCAGGTTGGCAAGAGCAGGAGCCACCGTGGCTGCCATAGGAGCGCCGGAAGACTGGCCAGCAGCGCCGGAAAGAGCGCCAGCAATAGGAGCCGTCAAGCCCTGACCGCCGATCATGGGTCCGCCAAGCATCTTCTTGGCACGTCCGCCAGTCTTCAAACCGCCTTCGTGCTTGATGCCGGGACGCTGCTCATTGGCATCCTTGACGTTGCGGTTGACCTTGGCATCCACCCATTTCTTAACTTCGCCGCCAGATTTGCGAGGAGCGCGGCCAAGATTAGCCTTGCAAGGCTCGCCTTCAACCTTGCCGCCTTTCTTGAAAGCGCGACGGGAAAGAGGGCGAAGACCCGTCTTAACACCAGCATTTTCGGGGGCAGGAGGCGTCCAATCGGACGAATCGACTTTATGCGATGGATCAGCGCCGGTAAGGCTCTTGGCTTTCGCTTTCATGGCCGCGCGGGCCTGTTTTGCCATGTCTGACATGATGGCTCCTAGCTAGGTTGACCGGGCGTCCCCGGAAGGCTTTTTTGCCTTTTTTGACAGTAACATAAGCGCCCTGTCAGCAACAGAGCCACCTTTGGCCTTTTTGTCAGGCCAAACCAACACCGGCACCTTCTTGATGCCAAGTTCTTTTGCCGCCATGGCATGGTGCCTGCCATCCTGCCCGCCAGCGGGGTAGATAGCCATTGGATGGTCTATCTTCTTGCCCTTCTTAATCTTCTTTTTGAACTTCTTGATCTTCTTGCGGTCGTCCACGCCCATATCGAGAGGCTCAACCTGCTCCAAAAACTTCTCTGGAGCCATGGTCGTCATCCTGCCGCCAGTCTTGGCATAATCAGCATTGTCCTTCCACTCAGACTGAGGCTTGAGTGGGAACTTGGCGATATGAAGGGCGTTGGCGACGTGACGCTTGACCATGATTGATCCTTAGCGATTGCGCAGCATGTGGTGGATGATCTCAAGCGACTTATGGAGCAGTGCTTCCTTGGTGGGTTTCTGCTCAACCATGCCGCCACGACGCTCACCTTGTGGCTGATCTTGGTCAGGGCGAGGCGCAGCACGAAGAGCGCGCTGGGTCATAAGATTAGCGCCGTAATCATCACCGCCGCTCAAGCTACGCATATCCCTTGCTCTGTTTTCTAACTGAGCTGAAGACTCGCCCTTCAGATAGTTTGGATCATAGAACTTAGCGCCAAACAGCTTCTGGAACAGGCCAGTGTCTTGTGATTGGGGAGCAGAAGTGCTGGCAGTCGACCCGCCAATAGGTGAAGCCGATCCGCGTGCAATGTTGCGAGCAGCCTGTACGGCAGCCATACGACTAGCGGCAGCATCAGAACCAATTCCGCGACTTGGGGCGTTGGTGATTCCCGGCAATGAGCCATACTGACTACCATAGTCATTAGGAATGATAGACATGGGTCCATACTGACTGCCATAGTCAGCAGGAATGTCGGAAACATTCTTATATTGAATGCCAAGTTCTTTTAAGAATTGATCATATGGAGTTGGAGCATAATTGGCAGGAGCTTTGTTTGAACGAATTTGGCCAACAATATTTTGGGCGCGTTGAGCATCTTCTTGAGTTTTTTCAGCAAGTTCAGCATCAGAAATTGGGGAAAAATAAGTTGTACCTGAAACCCGAGGCATATCATGCAATTGAGCCGCCACTTGAGCTGCCTGATTTGCTCTATCGCGATCCCTAGACAATGCAAGAGCATCCGCCAAAACACGCTGGCGAAACTGACTTTCAGCTTCGCTCATGGTTCTAGGTGCATCTCCCGTCAAAAGCTTTGGAGAAATGCCGCTTCTTTGCCACCACCTACCAAAAGGCGTAGCCGCAGGAGCCTCTATTGCAGTTCCAGTATATTTGCGAATAGCTTCCAAAGACGTGGGATCATATCCCGGCTTTGCATAATCTGGAATTTCATTGCTTCCAGAAACAAGAAGGCCGCTTCTGGCGTAATCGTCACGGCTGGCCATCACACTTCTCCGGTCTGGGTGCCATCAAGCGTTGGCTCGTTGGCTTCAAGGCGATTGATCATGTTTGGATCAAGGATGTTCCCCACAACACCAAGACCTTGCGGATTTTGAATGAGTTCCTCTGCCAACTTAATGGCAGCAAGGCGCTCACGGCTTTCTCTGTCACGCTTGCGATTGACAGCATCCAGCATGGCATCTTCCGCCCGCTGCTGAATTTCCATTTGCTGCGTCTGAAGCTCAGCCGCTTTCATAGGATCAAACTGCGGGTTCTGAGCTGCTTGCTCAGCCTGAAGCTTGGCATACTCAAGCTGGATCTTGGCTTGAGACTCCTGAGCGCGCGTCTGGCTATCCAACATACGAGCGTCCGCAGTCGTCTTGGCGTTCATCAACTTCGCCTGCATCTCAATCATTTCTGGCGGCGGCTTGCCCTGAGCAGACGGCGGGATCATGAACTGCTGCGGGTTCGACCAGCCAAGGGCCTGCAAGGCAGCCGTATCAACCGCAATTGGATCATACAAAGCAGGATTGGTGGCCACCAACTGCTTCAACGCCATAACCTTCATAAGACGCTGGGTCTGGCTTGCCGTATTGGGATCAGCCTGCGGGACAAAATAGTAATTGTCCAAGGCATTTAGGAAGGTTTCTTCATCCCAAGGGAAAGCTGGCTTGCGGCGCTTGAGCCAGAAGCTTTCTGGATGTTCACGGAAACACTCCATGAGCAATTCAAATTCTTCAGACTGCGCAGAGTGAAGGCGCTTATGAACTGAGTTCAGCACCTTCTGAGCTTGTTCAATCAGAGCCAGCGTAGTGCCAACTGGCGTGTCCTGCTTGCCTTCGCCAACAACCGCTTCAGACGTGCCACCAACGCGCATACCCGTGTCAGCAATCTGCGTGACAAGGTTCATCAACGCGCCAGAGGGTTCCTTGTACGGAAGCGGCATGATGGCTTGCGTCAGCGGCATACCATTCGTCTTAACCAACGCTCCGCCACCGGGAGGAACGCGGAAAATGTTGGTGTTCTGCCTCGCACCGGTATCCGCCATAAGGAAACCGGGGAAATTGTTGTACATGCCAGCGTCGAGAAGCTCGCGCCACGCAGCCGTAATTGCGTTTGTGGTATTGCCAAGGATATGAAGTAGACCAATGTCATAGAAGCCCATGCCCGGTACAAAGGTGTACTTAGCAAACCGCTTCTTGGCAGTTGGCAGTTCCTGATCGTCCTCACGGTAATTGCGGACAATTGACAGGATCTGACGCGAAGACTCATCAATCGTGACGATGTAGGGGATCTCAAGGCCGGACGGCTTGCCTTTGTGCTTATGCTCAAAGCCCGGCAGATCCAAATCGCAGTAGATCTCATAGATCAAACGGTCGCGATCATCAGGGTTGTAGCTGTCCAAGCTAATGCCTTGCTGGGCATTCTTTTCACGCTGGACGCTATCAAGATCTGCTGCTTTAGGCGTAGACAGGTCAATGTCACGATACACGCCAAGGATTTGCAAACGCTTGACCGTATTAGGGTTCATATAGCTGCGATGCGTAATGCGCTTGGCATTAGACAGGTCAGTGGCAGCATTGTTGACAATCAAATCGTCCGCATCAACGGTTTCTGACACGGGACGATTTCGTAACGGACAATAATAGACCTTCTTGAAGGCCGTGCCACCAAAGCCAAGCATCAGAAGCATACGATCCGTGTCAGGATAATACTCTGTGGCCGTAGCAGTAAGGTAATGGTTCAGATCGTTCTCAAGCGCATTGGCGAGCTGATCGTTTTCCAGTGTTGGGTTGTTGTTGTCGTTGCGGACCTTTACTGGCCCGTCAGTTGGAAGCAGTTCCGACCGCGCATTGGCTTGGAAACGAAGGCAAGCTTCCAGCAAAAGTGGATGACGAACCTTGCTCATGCCCTCGATGGGAGCGCCATCAGCAGTTCCCTGCAAGCCGGGGATCTCAACCTTGAGGCCAAGCAGCTTGATGCCCTGCGCGCGGTCTTCAATCCAGTCCTTGCGGCTTTCAAGATCGTCTCGGACACCCCTGAGAAGCTCTTCGGCAATGCTGCCAAGGTTGCTTTCGGCAATGTCATCGACAAGATTGCGGAACCAGTCGTTCTCGTCCCGCTCTTTCTTCTTGTCTTCAATGGGTTTGCCATCGAGAGAGATCGTAATTGACCCATCTGGGTGTTCGATCTCTAAAATATTGCCGTCACTATCTGTCTTGGTGTTGTCATTGCCCTCAATCACCTCGACAATGACATCTTCGCCGTCCATTGACTCCATTTCAGGAGCTAACTGGCGCAAATTCAGCCCAAGGCCCGGCGTCATCGGCATTTTGGCTATCCCTTTGATATATCGAGGGCTTCCATCTCGGTTACAAACTGTTGAATGCCCTGTTGAGCAGCCATTGTATCGGATTTTGCCAAGATTTCATAGGTTCGCACGTAGTCATAAGGCTCCTTGCCCCAGACTTCGACTTTAAAACGACCAACGGACACTGGCGTAGACGGCTTGATCACGTCAACAACAGCATTGGCAAGCACCCGAGCCATGATTTCCCCTCTTCACTAGCCAAAACAATAACTTATTTGGATCAGATTGGATAGAGTGCTGGCAAATTGTTGTTTCCCTTGAAGGAAAGTGAGCTTTCCGTCTCTGCCTGCCACTCCGTTGGCCTCAAAATAGCCCCGGAATCCCGCAAATGGCGCATTGCCATGCTCACGGTGTCAACCAAGTCATCGTGTTTGCCCTTAGGGAACGTCTCAACTTGGCTGATAACCATTTCAGCCCACTGTTTGACTGGCGCGTAGACCAGCCCTTCGGCGAAAAGATGCTGCACAGAGTACAATCTTGCGATCTTATCTTGGCTTTTGGGGTCAAACATATGCACCCCGAACTTCTCATACCCGTACATGCGACGCAGTTCTTGGGCTACTGAGTGTCCGGCGGCCTTATTTTCCACCAAAAGCATGTCAACATTCATCTTTCGGCAGGTGTCAGCGACCTTCAAGACCAGATCATGCAGTTCATACCGCCCTTGCCAAGCGTGCATAAGCATGACTTTGGGCGAAACTTCGGTGTATGACCGTGCATATTCCACCAATCTACTGCCTCGATTGGCGGCATTGTTTGGAGCTACAACGCTGGCGTCATTAGAGAAGACACCCCAGACCGTCAAAGCTGACGGATCGTTCTCTGTCTTGGTAGTGTAAGCCGTATCTAGCGTTGCTATGATCAAGTCCATGTTGGGGTAGATGTTGCTATCCCATGTTTGCCACCAATCGCGCTTGATAATGCCGCCACCTTTGGGAGATGGACGCTGCTGGAGCTGACCTGCCGCAGCCCACGGGCCAAGCTGTTTCTCCAAGATCTCAACTTCTTGCGCTCCAAACCGCTCCGGCCACAGAAGAAGATCTTCACGCTTCTCAAGCTCAAGTTCAGCTTCAACGCTGACAGCAACGCGAGTGCCATCTTCCTCAATGGCAACTAGCGGTTCACCGTCATCATCAAGGCCGCGCGGGTCTTCCCAGCCAATAGATGTGCTGCTGTGCCTACGCCATTCGTATTTCATTGGGAGGCATAGATGCGTCCATTCACCAATGTCTTTTGAGAGGACGTGACCCGTGAGGTCTTCTTCCGAAAGCCTCTGTTGGATGACCACAAACGCGCCTTGCTTTGGGTTATTAAGGCGGGTCGAGAGTGCAGAGTCCCACCAGTCGATGGTTGTGGCAATTGTGGCTTCGGAGAAAGCTTCTTGCGCTGCGTTTGGATCGTCAACCACAATGATCGCACCGCCTTCACCCGTGAGAGCAGACCCCACAGAGGTCGAGAGGCGTGACCCATTTTTGTCATTGTCAAACCTTGTCTTGGTGTTCTGATCGCCGGTTAGCCGGAACCTGTCACCCCACAGGGATTGATACCACGGACTTTCGATGAGGCGGCGGCACTTCACGCTGTCACGAAGGGCAAGCTGCTGAGCGTAGGAGGCATGAAGAAACTGAACGCCCGTCCCAGACGTGTGCGAGATATGCTGCTGCGTCCAAGTCCAAGCTGGAAACGCTACAGACGTGATGGACGACTTGCCCATGCGGGGTGGGATGTTGATGATAAGGCGGCGGATGTCACCGTCTACAACTGCCTGAAGATGTTCGGCAATTGCTTCAATTGGCCAACCTTCCGTAAACTCGGAGGCGTCGATGTAGCGCCATGAGTATTTGAGGAACGTGTAAAGGCTGTCTTCACAGTCAGCTCGATCTAGTTCGAGAAGCTGCTTCTCGATGTCAATCTGTTTCCCGTCAAGCTCAAGCGTTGTCATTTAGGTGGCTCCGGCAACGGCATCCAATAAGAAGCATTTGTGAGGCAACCGTATTCTTCATCGCAATTGGCAAGTTGCCATCCCGATACGGTACGGTCGCAATACCATCCGTCTTGCCAAAAAGCTTCACAAACAGATGGCAGTTTCCTATTTCCACCAACCCCGACCTCAATTAAATCTCCTATTGGGACAATCAAGATATGTGTCCCATCTTTGGGAGCAGTTTCAATTGGCTGCCAAGGTGACGTAGAAGATCGACGCGCCAAGAGAGACAATGCATCCTTAAGAACCCGCTCTTCTTCTTCGCTCAACTCATATGGCCCAAGGAATTTTCGCATTTTGTCCCCCTACGATAAGATTAGTATAGCACTATGTGGATTCTTGTGCTACCGTGATCTGAATGGAAAAGGGGTGTTCCATGGAACCTAAAATTTCGCTTGATAAGGCTAAAGCTATTGTCTCAGAGGCTCCTGCGCCTCGGGTGACGGAAGAGGCCATTAAAGCCAAGATAGACTTCGTATCGTATGAAGTGATGGAGCTTGGGTCTTCCAAGTTGACTGTTTGCTGCATTGTGATGCGAAGCGGATTTATCTTTCTTGGCAAAGCGGCTCCTGCAAGCCCTGCAAATTATGACCGGCACGTTGGCGAGCGGTATGCCTATGAAGATGCCTTCAAGCAGATTTGGAGCCACGAAGGCTATCTGTTGAAGGAAAAACTGGCGGGAGGTTAATATGAATCTGTCTAGGCGCTTTATCCTTGGTGGATTGATCTCTGCCCCGGCAGTGATTGCTGCAAATAAACTCATGCCAGTCCGGTCTATTGTAAAGCCCTACGCTACAGTGTGGGGTGTTGGTTGGGACTTAGAGGTTGTTGAGCATGTGGTGTGGACACCGCAGGACGCCCTAAACTTTCACAAGTTCAACGGTGGCATCGACAAATTCCGTGAGGTAACGGAAATTACTTACAGCAAACCAATGGCTCCATTGATGCCTATGAAGCGTCCAGAAGATTGGCAGCAACGCAAAACCGCCGCGCAAGAATGGTTCCTCAGGGAACGCAAAGCAATCCTCGACGAGGCGACTGGCTTCACCAGTGTGGCTGGGTGTGATGCTTTGCGAAAGTTTGGAATAGATCAGTCTGTCGCCTAGTCTGGTATGGCACCTCGTTTGGGGCGAGGAATAACGCAGGTTCAAATCCTGCCAGACTGACCATTATGTTTAAGGGAAGACAATGAAAACACCGAACGTCATTCACTTCATCTATGCCAAGACGGACCTGGCCCGTCCATGGTCGGTTGTGAACCATCACGCTCTGCGTTTGGCTAGTCGGAACCACAACCCTGCCAACATCATCATGTGGACCAACGCGCCAGAAGTATTTGAACCATATGGTGACAGCATCGAGGTTGTGAAGTGCGACATCCCAACCAGCATTGAAGGCCATGAAATCCCGTGGCCGCAGCTAATGGCGGATGTCATGCGCCTTCAGATCCTACATGAGCATGGCGGCATCTACATGGACACTGACATCCTGACGCTGGCAAACCTCGATCCATTTCTCAAATTTGCCAATGAACGCAACCGGCTTGTCATGTCATGGGAAACTAAAGCTCAAGCATCTATCTGCAATGCGCTGATGATTGCACCTGCCAAAAATGCGTTCATCAAGACGTGGTTGGAGAAAATCCCAGAACGGGTAGGCTCAACCACATGGGCTGATGGCGGCGTCCTGCTGCCAATGGAACTGGCTAATGACGAGGCGCTAAAAGACACTCGCGCTGTTCTGCGTCACAGTTTTGCTTGCCCGCTTGACTTATCACAGGCTTGGCTGTTTGATCCAATGCTAAAGGAACGCGCCAGAGAGATGCTGGCAGGGTCTACTGCTATCCACGTCTTCGAAACCTACTGGCGGGACACCATCGCTAAGCTGGACATGAACCAAGACACACTCTTTCGCGACATCGTACTCAATGGGGGCATGTGATGTGGTTGGAGCAACTTCGCCGCAACATTAAGCTTACCGTCCACGAAGAGCCGTGGGACAAGACCACCAGCCCAACCCACTGCCCGCAAGGCGAAGAGTATCGTGAATACATGTACCCAATCAGCCATGACATCTTTGACGCGCCAGAGGCTGAAGCTTGCCGGATGCTCCTGAGCCGGATTGAATACGACCTGTTCCAGCTTCTTGCAATGCACGACAGCCTAGCCAAAGAACAAAGCACCGATCCATACAGCATGGAGCCGGTCCTCTATTGGCGCGTCGAACCAGAACTGGCTACTCATGAATACTTCGGTGACGACTTCACCTGCATCTACGCCCGGTACGCTATGGCAATGAGACCCCGGCAGAATGCTTAGGCATCTAATGTTTCACGTGAAACAAAGGTTTAGCTCATGTGTAATGCAGGACCAAAGGGACCCGAAGGACCCTCAAGCCAAACCGGCAAATACATAATCGTCGGCAAAACCCAAGCCGACATAATCAATCGCGTGTTCTGGACATCACGCTTGGCTCGTCAAAATGGCTACGTAACCATCCCCCAATCCCGTATAGCTGAATACATAAGGGAGGTGTTTCACGTGAAACATCTGAGGGACCCGATTGGGTAGCGCGTAACCCCGCACTGTAGATAGAGGGACCCATACAGGGAGGTAATCCTACAATGGGAACAGAATGGGGACCCAATGGGAATGGATGGGACAGTAACTTGGCAATAAGGTTTGGGGAAATTTTTTGGGAGTTTTGGTGGGGGGAAGTAACCTAACCTGACCGGGGGGCCTTTTTATATGCGGGGGTGCCGGTCGGTTGGCCCAGAGGGACCCTTCCAAAGCAAGCCCAAGTTGCAGATTCAACCGCAGGTTGTACAACCCCCGTGATTTCTGCCACCGTCTGTCAAATTACAACTCAGGGTTGCGGGTTGTCATGACAGACTGTCAGACGCCAGCATGATCTAGACAATGCCAAGCCCGTTCATGGCATGTTCGCTTTCCGTCTTGTCACATTGTTTGAACTAGAACGGACCGTGTCCGTTTGTTGAACATGGAGTCGCCCGCTACCCTAGTGGCCAAAACGTGCCAACCCCGCTCAGCGGCCTTCCCAGCCCGTTCTAGAGGCATGACAGAAACTGTCACCCCTCCAGCACTGGAGAGCTGGCAGCAGTCAGAGCAGCCCGCAGCTGCGCCCTCTGTTCTGGTGACAGATCATTCCCGCTTATTGTCA